CTGGCGCTTTTGGTCATCAAGTAACAATGGTAAATACAATATTTGGTAATCTTCATTTTGTACAAGAGCCTTTATTAAGAGGTATGTTTGAAGATTATTGTGTTTGTGTTGACATGAAAAATGTAGCATATAGACCATTGCAGGGAAATGGTGTTAGTCGTGATACTTTCATTGAAACTAATGTTCAAGATAATGGTGTAGACGGTAGACAAGACCAAGTTATCACTGAGTGTGGCTTGGAAATAAGTGTACCTGAAACTCACGCTATCTTGAAGTTTTCTTAAGAAAGGAGTGATTTATGGCTTTCACTAAAACTCACATGGGAAATGGCTGGGTAAAACTATCAGAAGCTTCTGCAGCTTTGGCTTCAGGAACATCTGCGGGTGTTACAAGTTCTGCTATTGCAGCTGACGATTTAAATGAATTAGCTAGTGCTGGTTCATATATGTTGCAGGTGCATATAGCTAATACAGGTACAGTTGTTGCAGATACTTCTATACATGGAGTGCAAGATGATGAATCTACATTTCAAAGTATAGCTACTGATGTAATTGATAACCAAGACCAGAATACTACTAAGTTGTATAAAGTTTCTGATGGCATTGCGTCACCAGGTCTTAAGTTTAATACAACTAAAGATAGTGGTTCTGGGACAGCTGTTGTAACTTGGACTGTAATGTATTATACAGGAGGACCTAGTCTTTCTGATGTTACTATTGCAGGTATAGGTGCTGACCCGTCGTAGTAAGTATGTTAACAATCGTAGAGGGGGCCTTGTGCCCCTTCTACACAAATTTTAAGGGAGAGAAATGAGTGATTTAACAATAACAAATGCAGGAGTATCAGTAGATAAAAAGACTGGAGGAGAACTTCTAACTACAAATAAAAAATTAAACCAAATGAAAGTTGATTTAATTAATGTAACACTAACAACAATAGCTGCAGCAATAGCAGATAATGAAGTAGTATCTCAAAGTATAGAAATTCCTAATGCTGTTTCAGTAAAAGGTGGTTCTGCTATAATACAATCAGCAATTTTATTAGACGAAGATTATGAAGGTCCAGCAATAGAATTGTTATTTTCTAAAGCTAATACAGCAATAGCAGATGCTTTAAGTGAACCAATAGGAAACGGTGTAGGTGATTTAGATTCAACTTTTAGAAGTATGATAGGCTCTACAACTGTATCTAATTACACTGATTTAGTTGATGCAAAAATGGGAGTTAAAAATAATATTGGATTAGTAGTTCAAGCTCAAAGCGATACTACAAGTCTTTATGTACATGCTATAAATAGAAGTGGTGGTGCTTATACACCAGCAGCAACAACTAATTTAAAATTAAAACTAGGCATAGTAAAAGATTAATGTTTGCTAAGAGCATAGCAACAAAAGGTGGTGATGCAATTAGAAATGAAAAGTCTTTAGCATTTGATGGTACTAATGAATATGTAGATTGTGGAACTAATTTTGAATCTACATTGTTAAATTCTGATTTTTCTTTTTCTATATGGGTTAAGTTTGTAGATGGTAGACCACCTACAACAGATTTATATATGTTTGGAACAAAAGATGGTGATGATAATTTTTGGTTTAGAATTGAAACAGATGGTGATGTTGCATTTTATTATAAAGAAGGAACAACACAATCTAATTTAGTTGCCTCAGGTTATCTTGCAGATGGTGCATCTAATTGGATACATTTTGTTGGAACTTTATCAGATTCTGCACAAAAAATATATGCCAATGGTGTTGTTATTGCATCAGGAACAGCAAGTTTAGATACATCAGGGTTTGCCCAAGATACAAATAGAAATCTTGTAATTGGAGCAAGAAACAATGCAGGAACAGTAGGTAATTATCTTCCTTGCAATATATCAGAAGTTGCTTTTTATACTACAGCATTAACCATTAATCAAGTTAAAACTATATACAATGGCAGAGAACCTTACAATCACAAAGAAGGAGTAGCATCAGGCAATTTACAGGCTTGGTATAGAATGGGTGATGGTGCTTTAGATTCAAAAGGAACTGATAAAATTATAGATTGGGATGGAATAATAGCTGATGAAGTAACTTCTAAAATAGGAAATGAATTAGTTGCTAATAAAACTTTTTCTGGAAGTAGCAATTGGACTTTAGGAACAGGTTGGACTATTGGTCTTTCTGGATTAGTAGGAACTGATTATACAGGCGATGCTACACAAAGTCTTGCAGCTGAAGTTAATAAAACATATCAATTGTCTGTTAATGTAACAGACGTAGGCGATATAAGCGATATAACAAATATTTCATTTGGTGGTTCTACATTTTATATTGTTCAAGGTGGCGCAAATATTGACGTAGGTTTAGCAAAAGGTTATATGAGAGCTGCTAATACAAATGATTTAAAATTTACTAGATTTGGTCATGGTACTCCTAACATTACAGTTAAAAGTATATCTATAAAAGAAGTAACTGGAAATGCAGGAGTTATGTTAAATATGTCACCTGCTAGTATAAAAGGAGATACACCATAATGGATTATTCTAATAGAAAATGGGTTATAGTAAATGTATCTGATATAACAGATGAAATGATAATTTATGCAATACAAGCATCTATGGATACATTAAGAAAAACATTAGATGGCAGTAAAGCTATATTAAAATGGGATGGCGATACTCCAAGTTGTTTTGATGGACTAACTACTTATAATCATAGTGAGATATTAACAGAACTTACTAAAAGTGCTTGGAATGAGGAGGCTGAATAATGGCACAAGGCGGAACAATAGCTCAAAGAATAACTGATTTAATAGGAGCTACATATAATACTGAAGCTGCATATGAAGGTGATTTAATTAATGCTGCTATAAATGAAATAGCAGATATGCTACCTAAAGATGTTTTATTAAAGTATTCTAGAACACCTGGTGTTCTTACGTCTAATTCTGAATGGCTTGTTGAAGATAGAAAAATACTAAAAGTAGTTAGGGTTGATGCAGATTCAAACGGAATAGAAAGACAATGTAAAGAAGTTGATAGAGCTGGTTTTGGAGTTGCTGGAGACAGCGGTAGTTTATATAAAGCTACTGCACATAGTCCAATATATCATGAAGATAGTGCAAATGCAGGTGCAGCAACATTAAAAGTATTACCTGAACCTACTGGTTCACAACAAGGCAAAATATGGTACTTTAGTTATATAGCTAATGGTACTGATTCTACTGGCATTACACAAGCTACAGTAAACACATCTTTATATCTTCCATCAAATTTAATACATAGTATAGCTTTAAAAAGTAGTGTAAATATACTTAAAGCATATATAAGTAATCAAGTTCAAGATGAAGAAGATATAGAACTTATGCAAATGATAAGTACTCAAATGCAATTACTAGAAAAAGATTTTATGACTGAAATGCAAAGATACGTAAGTCAAGCTAAACCAGAAGGAGAATAATGACTGCTAAACAAATGATAGAGTTAGTTCAACAACATCATCCACATATAAATGAAACAGAAGCTCTCCTTTTATTAAATGATGTTAAAAATGAATTTTGCGAAAATACAGGAATAACAAAAGGCGTAAATTTAACTTTTCTTACTGTGGCTGGGCAACTTAAATATGATTTATTTTTAGCAGCAGATGTACCAACATCAGGTGGTATTTTAAAAATAAATAAAGTATGGGTAGGAGATGAAGGAAGCGGTATACTTGCTTCTAGATTGCAAGGTCCGCTTAAAATAAAGGATAATTCATAATGGCTAAAAAAGTACAAAGAGCTTGGTTTACTGAAATAGTAAGTGGTGACACAGTGTTATGTTTAGTAGAAAAAACGCCTAGAACAGTAGATGGAATCAAAGATGAATGGCAAGCTGTTACAGAAACTGGTTTAAAACTTGTTGTCGAATATACAGGAATTGATGCTAATTTAACATCACCTACTAGCACATTTAACGATATTAATGAAAGATACCATAAGTCTATAGTTGATAAGGTTATAGCTATGGGTTATAGAGACCCTCGAAATAAAGACTTGCAAAGTGCTGAATATTTTGAAGCTTTATATTTAAAGGGTGAAAAAAGAGCTAAAAAAATGGCAAGAAGTCATTATTATGAAGGTTCTGGAAGGATAATACCACAGGATTTTTAATATTTAATTATGGAGATACAAACAGTTAAAATGGAAGATTATGTAAAAAGTGTTTTAGGAGATTATGCTTATCTTATACTAGGAGGTTCTTTTCTTTTTATATTTAAATCTACTATAGAGTCAGCTGTTGAAGGATTAAAGATATTTCTTGGTAATGATTTAAATACAGATGATGTTATACATTTTGATGGTAAACCTGCTCGTGTTGTGCGTGTAGGTCTTTGGAAAACAATTCTATTTGTTTATTCAGTAGGCTGTGCTAAAGGAAAGCCTTATATAAAAGGTGGCAATAAAATAGCTATACAAAACGGTCAATTAAAAAGTCATATGATAGAAAAACCACTCCCTATGTTGGATTTGTCTAATTGGGATGATTGCGAGGAAGAATGAAAGATACTTTAAAACTTTTAGCAAACAATCCAGAAATAGGTGTAAGCTGGACTTGTATGTCTACAATAATTAGTTATTCTAACTATTTTAACCCACTATTAACATTTATATCTTTGTCAATTGCTATAATTGTAGGTATAATGACCCTTTACGGGAAGATTAAAGGTTAGCTATGGTAGCACTAGGGTACTTCATATTAGGCTTTGTAATTGTCTTTTTTGGAGGACTTTGGTGGTTAGGTAGGTGGGAGATATTTGATATATATGTAGATAACGAAGATGATGACCCGTGGGATTGAATGACATGTGGAAAAAAGAGTTTGAATTAGAGTTAACTGATATTAAATTAAGATTAGCAAAACTTGAAAGAGATTCACATCCTAAGAAAGAATTTGTGAAATGTTCAGAATGTAACTGTGAAATAAAGGAGATTAAATGAAAGCAATGATAATTGGCATACTTAAAAGCATGTTTAGTGAAGATATGATTAAGTCTGTTGTTGTAGCTTTAGGAGATTACTTAGTATCTAAGAGTTCTAATAAACTTGATGATAAACTTTGGGCTCAAGTTAAAAAACGTTTAAGCTAATAAGTGATAAAAGAACTTTCAACTAGAATGGTGTTAGTGGTTGACTTGGTAGACAAAGTTAATGGTAAGTTGTTAGACAAATTAATAAACAATACCAACTTAATTTACAAAGACAACCCAAACCATTGTCCTAACTGCCACTGTGATGAGGTAGTAGGAGTTGAAATAATGGGTGCCAAAGATGGAGTCCTGCTCTGGGAATGTGAGAGCTGTGAAGAAATGTTTTTAAAATATACAGCCGATAAAACTGAAATAGAATTACAGAATGCTAAATACTGTTGGACAAATTCTAAAGATTGGGGTTACGTTCCTAGGAGTAAATTTAACTAGGAGTTTTTTGATAAATGAAGAAAACTAATAAAGGGGTGATTAAAAGAGCAATAGTCACTCCAGATAAACATTTTCCCTTGCACGACCAAAAGGCGATTAATGTTGTATGCAAAGCAATAGAAATTGTAAAACCTGATGCATACATAGATTTAGGTGATACAGGTGAATGGCAGTTTTTTAGTAATCATCATTGGAGAAAGTATGATAGACCACCTGATGATTTATTAATACCAATGTTAGACAAGTCTGTTAAACAAGTTAATAAAGGCATGGACTATATAGATAAGTTTCTTGATAAAGTTAATTGTAAAGAAAGATATTTTATGCAAGGTAATCACGAAGAGTGGTTAGATACATACGCTGTAAAATATAGCAGACCAAGGTTTTTGACACACAATGCTTTAAAATTAAAAGAAAGAGGATATGAGTTTCATCCTTATTCTAAAAAAATACCTTTAAAAATTGGTAAATTAAATTTTAAGCATGGACACAGGACAGGTATGCATCACGCTAAAGCTCATTTAGCAATGTACGGTGAAAGTGTTATGTATGGGCATACTCACGATTTACAGAGGCATACACATACTAGCCTAGGAGGAACTATTAGTGCTTGGAGTTTAGGCTGTTTAAAAGATATAAAAAAAGATGAAGACTGGTTGAGAGGTAATTTGACTAATTGGAATCACGCATTTGCAATAGTAGACTTTTTTAAAAATGGTAATTTTAATGTGCAAATTGTTGAAATAGTAAAAGGTAAAACAACTTTATGGGGAAAAGTTATAGATGGAAATATATAGTATAACATTACCAGAAGATTATTGGACATCTTCTGAAAAAGTAGAATGGAGATAAATGCCTAGACAATTAAAAGAAATAAAGAATTTTAACCTTGGAACTATTTTAAATGTATCTGAAAAAGATACTCCAAAACATTCTGCTGTATTTTCTTTAAATGTTAATCCTACGTCTGAAAATGGTATATTAACTTCTATTAATTGCGACAGATTGTTTTTGCATATACCTGAAAACACAACAACTATAAGTTCTCCAATGTCTTGGGACAATAAAGCTTATAATAATAGTACTACTTTTTCTAATTTAAATAAACATCATATTGATGATGTAACAATATTTGAAGAAAAAAGTTCTGCTGATATTTCTTACATAGGAACTAAAGGTTTTAAAGAAAATATTATAGCTCAAGACATTAAACCTTGGTACGAAAAGTTAATAACAACTAGTGGAAATGATATTACATTTAAACCTTCTGCCGCAATATCTTTAACAAGTGATAATTTTTCATACTTGACAAATACTAACATAATATCTGAAACAGCAGATTCAGCGCATATTGTATTTACTGGCTTTACAGATAAAGTAGCTACAATAGAGTTTCAAACTTTTGACCCAGCAACTTTACATTTAGATACTTTTACTTTAGTATCTCCTAATGGAAAAACTGTTACTTATAAAATTTCTAACTCTTCAGGAACAAGTGGTACAATACCTGATGGTTTATCAACTGAAACTTTTATTTATATTCAAAGTGCTGGAAGCTATGACGCTGTAACAGACCAAGTAAAAACAGCTATTGAAGCAGCAGCTGGTCATGGTGGCGACATATCTGTTGTTCAAAGTAATAAAGATGATACTAATGATTTTATTACTCTTACATACAATATAGACACTATGGATTCTTATTTTACACCTGGCAATTATTACAGTTTTAATACAAGCGCTTATTCAAGCAATGAAATTATAAAAGTTGAAAGTATAGATGAAAATAACAATAAAGTGTATATTAAAAGAGGTTGTTTTGGAACTGCTATAGAATCTTATGCATCTTCAAATGATTATTTTGTATATTCAAATAGAACAACAATAGATGGAATACAATCTACAACTACACGAGGTTATTTTAATATAGTAAACGAAAGTAAGTATTCAGGCAATCATATAGGCGGTAACTCTTCTTATTTAAACAGAAGTACAACTGAAGATAATGATACTATGTTAGGTGGTACTATAGTATCTAGTAGTGATGCTGTAAGTTATGACTCAACCAATAAAACAATATCAATAGCAAACCACTCTTCAGTTCCTTTTTACGAGGGGGATATTATAAATGTTTATCATAATAATACAAGTACAAGCAATGGGTTTAGTGCTAAAATACTTAAGATAACAGGTAGTAGTCCTATAGTTTTAACATTAGACACAGCTCCTCCTACAACAGAAACAGAGAATTCTGACACAGTATATATAGAAGCTAACTTATTAAAAAACCATACATTTACTCATAAACAAGGAACCTCAGGTTCTTTAGCGTCTACATATGCTTGTAATGATTGGACAAAACATAGATTAATTAAGTATGCCTCAGCTGATAGGTATAGTAATGGTTATCAATCAACAACAAGTAGCAATGTTGCTATAGTTGTAAGTGGCGGAGGTTATTGGGAAACATCTCTTGGTAATATAGATTTAGGAGGAACAACTAATAATGCAGGAGAATTTTATCCTTTTATAGGTAATGATGTTTATTTAAAAATAGTATCTGTATATGAAAATGCTGGAAGTATAGGTACAGTTGCATTGACAAATGCTTTAACAGCTTCAATAAACGATAATACTTTAATATTAAGTAGGGATGTAAGTAATCTTTTAGCAGCAGGGGATATAATTAGTAGTGTTGGAGGTGGTAGTGTAGTTGAATATATGGAGGTTTTGTCTGTTGAAAATAGGCAAATAAAAGTTAAAAGAGCTTATTTTGGGTCATCTGAACTTACAACTCATAGTGCAGCTACAAACTTGAAAAAAAATGTTAATTATTTAGCAAGACAAACAATATCAAAAGATTTGTTAAAGCCTGGTCAAGATTATGTTCTTTCTTTTTATGCTAAAACAACTGCAGCTAATGTTGCAGGAAGTTCAGATGGAGCTTTATCTTTAAGTTTTAATGGAGGCCATATAAATTCTGAAGGACATTGGGTAAGTCCATTAAAAAATGTTTCAAAAGGACATATAGGTGATGACCCTAAAAATTTAACAAAAGAAAATAGATGGATAGATATTAAAGAATTAGACAAACCTAATAACGATATAGCTGTTGGGACTCTTCCAATTCCAACAGGAAGTGGATTAGACGAACATTGGAGAAAATATATTTTAAGATTTTCAATGCCTAAAGGTGTTGAATTAACTACAGACGTAGAACTTGATTTGTGTGCTAGGGGAAGAGATACAAATGAATTGCATATAGATTTAATAGATTTAATTGAAGATACTAAGATAATATATGCTAATAAAAATTCTTTATTAAAAACAAATGTTTTATTAGATAATGGTGGAATTAAAGATTTAGTATCTTATGATTCAATCAAAAGAAAATTACAAATAATAACATCTATATTTGAAGAACCTACTTTAAAAAATGATTTTATAAAGTCTCCTTTTGCAGCAAGCACAATAACATCTTCAATAGAAGATGCTAGTATTGTTGTTAAAAACAGAGAAGCTCATATTGGATTTGGTGGTGGAAAAGGAGATACTTCTCCTCAATGGCTAGGTTATCCTAGTCACAAACAATTTGATGCTGATTATACATCTGAATTATATCAAGATGAAGATACTATACATAGATATGATGGAGACTCTACCTCTGGTAATAACTTGTCTAAAATATGTTTAGCAGGTGAGCATGAAAGATTAGTAGCTACTTGGAGTGATAGTAATGCTGATTTAACAATTGCACATACTGCTCACAAAATGAATATAGGTGATAACATTGTTATTAGACAATACAAAGATGTAAGCAATAGTTGGGATGGTAGTGGTATATGGATAGTTGAATCAAAAACTACTGATGCTTTTGTTTGCGTAAGAGCTACTACATATGATGCTAATCCAACAGTTGCAGGTGCTAATGAAGCTTTTGATACTAATAGTGATGGAACAAAAGATAATGCTGAAAGCCTTATATCATATAGACCTTATTATTATTATGGTATAAAAGATGGTGATAATTGCATATATAGAATATGGCCTGATACTAGAGTTAAAAGTGGAGGTTCAGGCGATGGAAGTTTAAATGATTTGTCTGATACTTATATTAAAGGAAAAATAGAAAGGTCTTTACCTTTGGATGTTGCAGTTACATCTATAAGCACTTGTTATAATAAAAAATCAAGTGGTTTAGGTGGTGGTAGAGTTTATGTTTTATCAAAAACAAGCGATGAAATATTATCTTATGATGTACAAATAAAATATGATGAATGGGAAACAAAATCTTTAAATAAAATTGCTTCAATGGATTTAGCGTTTAAATCATTTAAATGGAGCAACGATGATGTTACTGGAGATATAGGTGGTGATACAGAGGTATTTGGAGGTTTATCAGAAGTAAGTAGTCCTAGTATAAATTATGCAGGATTATTATCTGATATAATTGAAACAAAAGCTCCTAATAAAACTTTAGACTTTGATGAAACTACAAATGCTGGATATGCAGAAACTATGTTTGATACAAGATTATGGATTCAATCAAGACCAGACGCAGAAGGTTTTAGTGAAGGAGATAGATTTTTATTTTGTGCTTTGACAAATGATACAAATACCGATGGTCCAGATGTGTTGTATTGTGCTGATAGAACACCTCCTACTACTATGGTAACTAATGTTTTTAACAACCCTAATCAGTTTGTTGCAGGACCTGGTTTAGACCCTATATTTTCAAAAAGAAGTTATTTTAAACCTTGGATACATAGTAATAATGTTCTTGATAGAATTGCTCCTATTACAGATTCAGAAGGAAATTACGGAACTGTTGTAAACGGTGAAGCTGGTGGTCATCATGAACCTTATATTAATTTTGGTCATAACGTAGGATGGGATGCAGGCGAGGATAATAACAATCAATTATCTATTAAAGTTGCTAAATATGGTTTATTCCAAATGGCAGATAATAATGGTGATGGAATGATAAACGGAACTGGATTAATTTCACCTAATGATTATTCAATTGGAGCTGGTGTTACTGAAGGAGGATGGGGAAAGTTGCATCAACATGTTTGCGGTCATGTTGTAGGTTTAATAGGTGGCTGTAATTTGAATTGGGTAAAACATTGGGGCAGAATGCATAATGTTGACCATAGCGGTTATTTTAATGTTAATTTTGGAGATGGACCAACTCAAGATGCTCCAGAGTTAATGAAAGCAGATAAGTGTGTGTTTGTCTCATCTGATACACATTATGGAGATGACCAACCTGATGAAGAGTATACTTTTAATGCAGTAGCTACATATGATTCAGGCGGCGCTGATGAAGGAAAAATGTCAATTTTAACAGTTGATTCTGGTAATGGAGTTGCTGGATTAAATATTGGAGATACTGTTTATCTGACTGGTTTAAATGTTGCTACAGTTATAAGTAGCGTTGATAGAAGTAATAATAAAATTACAGTTACAACTATATATACAGCCTTTACTGGAGCTTCAGTTACTTCTGGAAGTATATATTCACATGCTATACATCCATTAAATAGAAGAGGAAAAGGTGGTGTATTAGATGGTGCTGAAGCTTTTCATTGGTCTTTTGACAGTACAGAACCTTTAAATACAAATATTTTTACAGAAGGAGAAGGTTCTGGTCATTATACTAAAACATACATGACCCCTCCTTCTTATTGGGGAGGTCCAAAAGGAACAGCTGGAGATATGAGTCTTAATATAAACCCTGGTTTATTATGGAAAATAGAAAAATTAAGTTTTAGAGCAGGTGTTATGATTAGACCTTTTGATATGGACAATGATGATTTTAATAATTTAATAATAGGAAATGGTGTAAGTGTTGATATGCCTTGTTATCCTAATTCAGTTTATCATACAAAACAGAGTACTAAATTGCATTGGGATTTAAACAATGCAAACTCAAGCAATGCTTTTGCAAGTAAATTATTTATAACTTGTCCAATTAAAAATGATGATGAACAAAGGTCGAAAATATATGTATGCGATTTAGATTTTCTTTATCCTAGTGAAGGTTTACAAGTACCAAAAGAACAAACAGTTGGAAACGGAAATACAAATACTCAAAACAATGGAACTTCTTGGGACGTGCTTATAACAGGTATTATTAAAGATTATGATGTTACAAATGCAGCTTCAACATTAGAAGGAGATAATGACAAAAGACCTTGTATACATATAGATACAGATGAAATTACTTATGATAGTACTAATGATTTAAGTTTATTTAATACAAGTTCTCAATATAGAGATTTAACAAATTCCTTAGCAGGGTTATGCATATCTATAAAAGATGCAACAACAGGAATGGTTCAAACAAGGTACATAGTAGGTTCTTTTAAATTAGGTAGTAGTACAGGAGATGATATGATAGTTAAAGTACATTATCCTTTTGCTCATGTTCCTACTGATAATGACCAATTTTGGATATGGTCTCATGCAAATGCAGCTACTGCTCCAATAAGATTGCATAAAACAAAAGAGTTGCCACATGGATTAGGTAATGCTATCTCTTCTGACCCTCTTATAGGAGATACAATATATAAAAATAATGGGACTGTAGAAATTGCAAGCACAGGAATTGTAACTACAGGAACTCATCATAATTTAACAACAAATGACAAAATTGAAATAACAGATACTACAAGCTACAATAATATTTATAGCGTAACAGTTACAGGCCCTGATACTTTGGCTACTATAGGAACTAGCAGTGGCACAGAAACAGGCAATTGGAAGTTATTAACAGGGATTAATAAAACATCAACTTCTAATCCTTTGACAATGCAATTAACAGCTCCTATTTTAAGAACTACTTTTGGTGGTTTAGATATGAGAAAAACAAGAACATACAATGTTAATACTGTATCAAGCACAAGTGCTTCTGAACAAAAATTACATATAGATGCTCCTGCTACTCATCTTTTACTTACTGGAGACACTATTACATATAATGCTGGAGGAGGAAATCAATTAGATGGTACTTACAATATTGATAAAGCTGATGATGATGAAATAGATATAACTACTACAGCGTCAAACACTGATTCTGGGACAGCTTATACAAATCAATGGGAAGCTGTAATATCAGATACTAGTTCTAATGCTAATATGGGAGAAATAAGAACAGGTTTTACTAGTTGGGATAAAGGTGATATTTCTGGAAATGTATTAAGACATGATAGCACTGCTGATGCAGATAGATATATAGCATATGGAAATTCTTCTGTAAAAATAGAATCTGTTTCAATAGCTAATCAAACAGGTGATTATTTTCTTGCTAATAATCCTTATTACTATAAAGTATCTTTAATATATGATGGTTATCAAGAAGGTCCATTAAGCAGTTCTAATTGGGTATGGAACGATACTTTTACAAGAGCAAAATTAGCTATAACAATTAACATTAAAAATGTAAGCAGAAGATTAACAGCAGTTTGTCTTTATAGAAAAGATTCTGTAGATAGTTTATATAGTTTAGTTAAAGAAATCCCTACTGATACTGGTTGGAATAAATCAAACGAATCATATTCTTATTCTTTATCTGATTCAGGGCCATTAAACGCTACATATGAGGCTAGAACAGATGTATCAGAGGTTTTAGATACTATTAAAATTAATTATGGAATATCGACTGAACTTGATGGTTATTTATTTGTTGGTGATTGTTCTCATGATAAAATAGAAAATGCTAGTAATTTAATATTTAGGTCTAAACCTGGTAAGTATAGTATATTTGATTATGCTAATGATTTTGCAACTTTAAAAGGAAAGCCTACTGCTTTTGCTAATTTTAACGGAAGATTGTATACATTTGACAAATCAAACATATACCGTATAAATCCAGAAAGTTTAGTAATAGAAGATATATATGAAGGTATAGGATGCTATGGTAAAGATAGCTTAGTAGTTACTGAGCAAGGTATGTATTTTGCAGATGTAACAGGAGCATACTTTCATAATGGACAAAGACCTATAAAAATTTCTGATTCAATTCAAAAGGGAGGAATGACAGAAGTATCATTTGGAGGTACAGATAATATAAGAGATTTAAGTTGGGATAATATTGTTAAAAATAATCCAAAAGCTAAACCTTATGTATTTTATGATGCTATAATAGATTGTGTATTATTTAATGTAGAATTATTAGATAATGACTCTTCTTACAATACTCCTCTTTTAAAACAATATATATGGGCTTATAGTGTAGCAAGACAAACTTGGAATCTTTGGGAGTTAGCTGAAGATAGCGAAATAGGTAAACCTTTTAATGGTGACAATGGTGAAGTTTTAATACCTATTAATAATGCTATATATGAAAATAGAGGTGGAGCTTCTAAGAAAGATTATACTTGGGTTAGTAAAAAACTAACTATGGATGAAGATTCTATTATGAAAGTATTTAATAAAATAAAGCTAAATGGTTTGTCTGAAGATTTAAATTTAGGAGGTAGTTATTTGGAAAGTAGCGATAGATTACTTGTCGTTACTAGCACTGGTTCTTTAAGCTCAAGCGATGTAACTTACTCTAAAACTGCTACTGAAAGTTCTGATTATAAATTATCTGGTAGTAATAAAAAAGGTAGATGGGTTCAACTTAAATTAGAAAACATTAAAGAGGATATAGATTCTATTGGAATAATATTTAGAAGAAAAAGTACAAAATAATGGCTAAGATATTAACTAAAATATCATCTTTTAATGATACTCAAAAATCATTACAACAATTAGAAACACTTTTTAATCAGTTAAATAAAAATATAGGCATAACAAAGTCTATACAAACTTCAAAAATAGTATTTAAAGATAACGATACATCTTTAATGACATCTGCCGCTATAGCTAATAAAATAGAATCTTACAACTATTTAACTTCTACTTTAAGTGATGAACAAGTTCAAGATAAAGTTGGTGCTATGTTTACTGGTAATACTGAAACTCTTATAGCTGCTACTTATCAAGATGCAGATGGGACAATAGATTTAATAGTAGATAATGACTTGTCAAATTATGATAACAGTTCATCAGGATTTACAACTACTACAGGAACAGTAACATCAGTAGGTGGAACAGGTACAGTTAATGGATTAACATTAACAGGTACTGTAACATCATCAGGAAATCTTACATTAGGTGGTACACTTGCTATTAATAATGGAGATTGGAGTGGTACAGATTTAGCAGTTGCAAATGGAGGAACTGGAGCATCT